AAATGCAAAATCAAGTACCGAACATGCAAATAACGCCAGCGATGATAAAAAACGCTGATCAACAGACCTGTGAATGCGGGTGCAAGGCGTTCATCACTGAAACTTGGGTATACAAACTTTCCGCCATTGTGTCACCGGTTGGAAAAGAAACGGTTATTCAGGTTCCGAGGCTTGTGTGCAAGGAATGCGGTGAGGTGTTTATGTTGGGGGGTAATAAAAAAGATAAAGTGGCATAGGATTTTATATGTAAGTCATTATAAAACAATACACAATAGTAATAGGAAGTAGCCCTTTCAATCGTAACATCCGATTGCCGGGGCTTTTTTATGGAGTGCGAACCACAGACTTAAAAACGGGAGAATAAAAAATGCCAAGGGGAAAATTAAAGAAAAAGGCAGAAAAAGAGCCGAAAAAAGACGAAAAAACACTGGTTGAAGTGCCTAAAACACCGGAAATTGACGAAAATTTGGTTCAAAAAGAGGAAAAAGAGCCTGAAATCAAGCTTGAACCTCAGCTCGAACCAGAACCCAGGGAAACGCCTAAGCCCATAGAACCAGAACCCGAACCACCGCTCGAGAATAACGGGATCGTATTGGACAAAGAATTGTACTCCCTTGACGAAGCGGCCCGGTTTTTGGGAATCCAAAGCATAACGGCAAAGCTCTGGTTCGAGCATGGGCACCTCACTGGGATTGATGATCGGGGACTTAAGATGGCTTCCAAGGAGTCAATCTTGGCGGTTCAGGGAAGCAAATTGATGGATTCGAAAAGATAAACAGCAATATCTTTACGGATTGGAGACATTTTGAACGCATTTCAGAAAGCCAATCTGGCTACTTGGTATTTTGGCCAAAAAATCAAGTCCGGAGCTAGGCGCTTATACAATCTAAGTATCACCAATCCGAAAGCATGGGATAGGTCCCTTTGGAATCTGTTTGGCACACAATCGGAATCCGGTGAAACTGTAACAGAAGAAACGGCGCTTACCTATTCCGCGTTCTGGAATGCGGTGGTTCTGATATCTGGAACAATCGGCAGCCTTCCGCTTCACCTCATGCGCCCAGACGGACGTGAGAAGAAACAAGCCATAGATCAAAGCCTGTATCATGTCCTACACACCAAATATAACCCGTACATGACGGCAATGGCGGGTCGTGAGTGCATGTCTGCCCACATTCTCACATGGGGAAACGGGTATGCTGAGAAAGTCCTGAACGGATACGGAAACATTGTTGAACTTTGGCCTATACCACCTAACCGTGTTGATCCGAAAATGCAAAATGCTGAACTTGTATATGAAATATCACTCCCTGATGGCGACATGGTTACTCTTGGAAGGGATAAAGTTTTACACATTCCAGGGCTAGGGTATGACGGTTTCATAGGGTATTCAATTGTTTCAATGGCCCGAAAGTCCATTGGTCTAGGGATGGCAATGGAAACTTTTGGTAGTCATTTCTATGGTCAAGGGACACACCCCGGCGTCATCGTATCCCATCCACATTCATTAGGTCCAGAAGCGCATAAGAACATGAAGCAATCCCTTACCGAAACTTATAGCGGTTTGGGCCAATCCCACAGGCTTATGCTGCTTGAAGAAGGCATGAAGATTGAAAAAATCGGCATGTCCCCTGAAGATTCACAATTCATCGAAGGAAGACAGTTTGGCGTTACTGAAGTGGCCAGGTGGTTCAATTTGCCGCCTCATAAACTGAAAGACCTTACTAAATCGTCATTCAATAATATTGAGCAAGAACAAATCTCATTCGTTACCGACTCTATTCTACCCTGGCTGGTTCGTTACGAACAGAATTATGCAACACAGCTATTAACACCCCGTCAAATAGCTGATGGGTACTATTTCAAGCATGTGATTGAAGGTCTTTTAAGGGCAAACACAAAAGACAGAGCGGAATATTACAGGAATATGTGGCGCAGTGGTTTTATAACCCAAAATGAGGTTAGGATGAAAGAAGATTTTAACCCCTATGACCACCCAAGGGCCGATATGTTGTTTGTTGACATGAACATGATCCCCCTTGATGAAATAGATAATAATATCAAAACAGGCAATCAACTATTGCCCGAAAAAACCCAAAACCGTACCTTGAAGGTGTTACCATCAAAAACGGAGGAATCCAAATGATAATCAAAAGAAAAACATCGGCCACCAGGTCAAACAAAAGGGAAATTTCCAATAAGAACGGAGAGGCCACCGTTTATATGTATGGTGACATCGGCGGGTGGTTTGGAATTGACCATCTTGAATGGATTAAAGAATTCAACGCTATCGACGCAAAGACTATCCACTTGAGGATTGATTCAGATGGTGGGGATGTTTTTGCGGCCAGGGCTATGAAAACAGCGATTATGCAGCATGATTCGAAAGTAATAGCACATATCGATGGGATTGCCGCTTCTGCTGCCAGCTTCATTGCCATGGGCGCTGATGAAATTGAGATTGTGGACGGCGGGTTTTTGATGGTCCACAATGCACTGAGTGGGCTTGATATATTGGGATATTTCAATGCGAAGGACCTTGACGAATTGGTTGATGACCTGCAAAAAGAGAGAGCCAGGCATGACAAAATAAATCAATCCATTGCCGACGATTACGCGAAAAAGTCGGGTTCCAACATGGAAGACATAAAACAATGGATGGATGATGAAACGTGGTTTACAGCAAAAGAAGCTATGGAAAACGGTTTGGTTGACCGCGTTTATGATGGTGAGCCAGTCGATGGAAAATATGACTTGTCGCTTTTCAACAACGTCCCAAAGGAGCTTATGAAAAGAAAAACCGGGGATGAAATGGAAAGCGTCAGAGACGAACCGAATGACAAACGAAAAGCCGAAAAAGCCTTGAGAAAAGCCGGATTCAGCCGGAACGAGGCTTTGGAGATAGTGGCAAAGGGTTTTCAGGATGAGAGCGATTCCCAAACTGAACCAATCGATCAGGATGTGAGTGATTCACAAAATGAGGCCGATGAACCCCAGAGCGATTCTGTTATTGCCAACACTGAGGAAGAGCAAGCCCCAAAGAATGACCTAACGGCGCAATTGCTCAATGAGGCAAACAAACTAACCAATTTTTAACAAATAGATTCAGGGTTTTTCGAATTGAGGGGCAAGTGGTAAATCCATTGTCCCTTTTTCTTTGCCCTGGGAATAAAGGAGAACAAGAAAATGAAGACGATCACTCAGTATAGGGAAGATATCGCCGCTTTGATGAAAAAGGCAGGAGATATTGACGCAAGATGTATACAGGACGGAAGGGACTTGAATCCTGAAGAAAGATCAATGAAAGACCAAATCCTCGACCGGGTTGAAGAGCTACAAAACATTGTCAAACTTATGGAGCGTCAGGAAAAAGTTTCTGCATCTCTTGAGAAACCCCAAGAGAGGATGACGGTTCCTTCTGATGTAAAGATGGAAGGTGAAAAAAAGGGCCGAGACAGGGATAAGTTCACGACTTTGGGTGAACAGCTTGCATCAATCATCAAAGCTGGTTCCCCTAATGGGTATGTTGACCCACGGCTTTACAATGCGGCTTCTGGTATGAATGAAACGGTTCCAAGTGAAGGCGGGTTCTTGATCCAGACGGATTTCGCGACCCGGCTGTATGAAGACCTTTTCGATAACAGCTTGATTGCTGGACAGTGTGAAACGATCCCAATTTCTGGGAATTCAAACGGGATCGTTATCAACGGCTTTGATGAGACATCGAGAGCGTCAAGCATCGCTGGCGGTATTATCGTCTATCATGCTGATGAGGCTGAACTGAAAACGGCGAGTAAACCGAAATTCAGGCGCGTTGAATTATCTCTCAAAAAGACCATTGGTGCTTGCTATCTGACCGATGAGCTTATGATGGACGCTCCGGCAATGGAATCGCGGGTAAGTTCTGCTTTCCGGTCTGCTTTCGACTTCCAGGTTCAGGATGATATCATAAATGGGACCGGTGCAGGAATGGCACTTGGTGTCATGAATGCTGGGTGCCTTGTGTCCGTTAGCGCCGAAGCAGGGCAAGCGGCTGATTCCATTGTTGCTGAAAATATCGTCAATATGTACTCACGACGGTTTGCATCACAGACTGGAAATTACGCCTGGTATTACAACCAGGATATTGAACCGCAACTGTTTACTATGAGCCTTGCAGTGGGAACAGGCGGTATCCCGGTCTACCTGCCCCCCGGGGGTCTGAGTGGAAAACCGTATGCCCAGATCATGGGTTTGCCAGCGTATGCCATTGAACAGTGCCCGACCTTGGGTGACTCGGGTGATCTCATCCTTGCCAATTTTAAGGATGGTTACATCATGGCTACCAAAGGTGGATTGCGG